GCGTGCGTGGTGCCCGCATACACCCGAACCTGCCACCGGCCATACGGGTTACGGGCACCGGGCTGAGACGAGATGAAATACCCCTGCTCGCCGAGTTCGTCGTTGGCGCGGTCAGCGATACTCACCGCCAGGTTCTCCAACGCCATCCGAACTCGGGGATCGGAGTCGCCGTACCGGATCGCCCGGAAGGCGTTGTTGTTCCACCGCCATTCCACGTCACTCATCGGCGCCGGCCAATCGGTGCCCAGCTCGGCGGATCCGGTTCACCGGTGAGAGTGATGGAGAACGCCCCCCGACCCTTCCGATACGGGGCCAGCATGTCCCTGATCGTTTTCGACAACCACGGATCACTGGACTCGGTGGGTGTGGCCCGGTACGTCAACATCTGCTGCGACGAGTTGTAGCCACCCGCCTGATAGTCGCCGGCGGTGGTGGTCGGCTTGTTCAGAACCTTCTCCACCATCCGCGCCACCGCCCGCGTCACCGCAGGAGGCACCGGATCGGGTGTGTGACCCAAGTAGGCCACCACCCGATCCGATGCTTCCTCCAGCAGCAAAGCCACCGACGCCTGCTCGGCCTCATCGGCCAGCGAACGGCCCAAGGCGCGTTCAACATCTGCATCCGTGGCCAGAGCCATTGCCAGCTACTTACTTCGCTGCGGACTTAACGGCCCGGGTAGCGCCAGTGGCGGTGATTCCGGTGATCTTGCCGTGCTTGACCTCGTTGCCGTAGTCCAGGCCGATCTCGCCGTAGATCTGAACCTTCTCCGACGCGCCGGTCTTGGCGAGCGGCTCGGCGAAAAAGTGGCCCTTGCCGGGGATCTCGAGGAAGCACGGGGTGCAGTCCTCCAGCGAGGCCACGATCAGCGTGCCGTCGGGGATGTAGCGGTTCAGCATCACATTGGTGCGACCGAAGTCGGTTTCGATGGTCTGAACGTTCACGCCGCCGACGTTACGGCTGGCTTCCTGATAGTTCGCGTCGGTGACGAACAGCTTCGTCAGCACCCGCTTGAGGGTGCCGCCGACCATGATGGTGCGGGTCTCCGACTCCTGAATGCCGCCGGACTCCCACACCTGCTGCATGAGGTCGAGAACATCCTCGGCGGTCAAGCCGGCGCTCAGCGGAACCGAATTGGTTGTGATCGCCTCGAGCAGGCCGCGGGTCTTGCGGGCAGTGGTTCCGTTCGCCGGCAGCTGGTAGGTGCCGGTGATGAACGACTTCTCCACGTCGCGGGCGATCTGCTTGAACTCCTGCTGGAGCTGCCAGCCGAGTTCGTCCTGCACCAGGTTCGGGCCGCCGGTGAACGGCTCGGAGCCGCCGAACTGGTTGGTCGCGGCCTGCTTGGTGTAGCTGACCGCCACCTGCTCCTGATGGATTTCGACGACGTTGGTGCCCTGAACGCGGGCGCGGCCTTCAGCTTCGGGGGCGTCGGCGCCCTCCAGCCGCTGCCGAGTGTCGTCGGCGTCCCGCAGGTCGTAGGTCGACCAGGTGAACACCGTCGAGTTGACCGCTCGGCCGCCGGTCAGGCCGCCGATGCTGGACAGGAACGGGGTGTCCTCCGGGGAGACGGAGAACAGGTTGCCCACGAAATTGGGCAGATTGTAGGTAGTGCCGAGTCCGGTGATTCCGGCCATCGTGATATTTCCTTTCGGGGGCGCCCGGGAATCAACCGAGCGGGATCTACTTTTGGTTGCGCGCCAGCTCGGCGAGCTGCTGCGTTTTCAACGACATCGCGCGGGAAACATCTCCGGCCATTTCTGCGGCGCGGATCTGTTCTTGAAGCGATGGCATCGCGGCGGGACGGTTTCCGACGCCCGGAATGGGAACGCCGCCGACAGGCTTGGCCACCAGTTCCTGATACCGCTGAGCCTGACGACGCATGGTGTCCTCGTCAGCAGCGGTCAGATACAGTTCGGCGTCCTCTGCAGGCATCCCGAACTCGGTTGCGACTTTCCATCGCCGGCTTTCGCGCCGTTCGGCTTCGGCTTCGGCCTTCGCGGCTTCGGCTTCCTTGGCGAGACGTTCCTCTTTCGACAACTGCGCCGCCTCAATCTCATCAAGACGGGCTTTGAGTGCCTTGGCTTCCTTCTCGGCGGTGTGGGCGCGGCGACGCTCGGCGTCTAACGCTTTCTTGCCGGCGTCACCGAGGTCGGAATCGCTCTCAACCTTCTCCGGGTCCGCCGGAATCTCCACCGATTCGGGGGTTTCGTTGTCATTGTCGGGCATTTTCGGGGTTCCTCCATCGCGGGGGTTTCACACCGTCCACATCGCGTGGACGGTGTCTCACTGCACTGGGCAGTTAAGTTATTTCTTCACCTAGCTCACGCCAGGCGGCGAGGATCTTCTTCGGATCCGACGACCCGGACGCCTCCCTGGCCTTGTTGTACTCAGTTGTCCACATATCCACCTGGGTGGCGTAGTCGGGGTCTTCCTCGAACAGCAGTTCCAGCGGGTCGAGCCCGACAGGCACCGCCCGGGCGGTGCAGTAGCAGTCGTCGTGGTATTTCTGACCGAGCTTGCGCACACCCCGCGGACTGCGACCCGAAACCCGGGTCTCGTACTCGCCGGTCTCCGTGTTCAACTCAGCGCCGCGATACGTGGAGTCCAGATCCATGCGGGTCGCCAGCATCCGGCAGAACGCGCAACAATTCGGCCGCGCCACCCGAATCCACCGCATCCCGTTCCGCTGGGCATTAACCACCGTCGTCTGACGGTCCCCGTCGAACACCGCCCGCTGAATCGTCCCACCCAACCTGTCCAGGGCCGCTGAACCGTCAGCACCCAACGCCCACCCCGCCGACTTGCGCAACTGCTCAACCGCAGGCAACGCCGCCACCACCGCCGGCGCAGCTCCCGGGAACTCATCCTCAAACAGCGTCGCCGAAATCTGCGCCGCTAACTGCTGATACGGATCAACCACACCCGGAAACGCATCCACCACATAAGAGAAAAAGTCGACATCTTCCATCCGGCCTGCGGCGTCCCACAACCGGATCATGTCCTCCTTGGCCCGCAACCCCAGCTGGGCCATGATGAACCGGCGCTCAGCCGCCGATACCGGCATCGCTCACCGGGGGTTGAGTGCGCAGCGCCTGAAGCAGCGTGTTCACACCCGACTTACGGCGGGCGGTTTCCGCGCGGGCCATCGTCGCCGCATCCAAATCCAGAAGCTCCGCCGGGATGGATGTGTCACCCAGCCACGGCATCGCCCCAACGATTTTGACCACCGCATCAGCCATCGCCGACAGTGGGGCGTTCTCCGGCGACGACCAGCGCACCGCCAACCCCTTCAACTCGGCCGGCACTTCCGACCATCCGTTGCGGATCATCAGCGCGGTCTGCACGATGCGGACCAGCCTGGACTGGTAGGAGTTCATCGCCGAATAAGCGTCCTCCACCAGGCGGCGCTCCGCCGCCAGCAGGGCCTCCGCGCTTGACGGGTTGTCCTGCACAATCCCCATCGCATCCAATGGGAGCCCCGTCTCAGCGCAAAACATCGCCGCCAACGCCCGCATCTGATCGGTGTGCGGCTGCGGCGACACCGCCGGGAACTGGCCCACCTGCGGCATAGTCGAGTCGTCGATCTGCGGGACACCCCACACTCGGCCGATCAGCGCCTGCCACTTCGCCACCGGGTTACCCTCAGCGTCAGTGAACATCGCCTCGTCGGCGCCCAGGACGTAGCGTTGCGGCGCGGAGAAGAACTCGGCGTGGATTTCCATGCGGTACAAGGTCCGCAACGCCGAATCCGACAACCCCATAACCGCCGGGGTGATCCGCGACTTCCCGAACGGCCGCTCAATGCGCGGCTCGTACGCCAAAACCTCCGCCGGAATGCGGTTGAGGTTATGGGGGAAACGATCCACCTGCCAGGTGCTGCCGCTTCGCGTCAACCGAATGGTCACATTCGGCAGGAACATCACCAGATCGGTGGCGAACCCCTGATCGCTGATGCCGGTGATCGACAGGGCGGCGGCGGCCTGCTCACGGTTGGAATCCCAAATCCCCGCCGAGAACATCCCCGACTGGGCCGACAGCAGCACATCCGGTTCACCGCTGGCCGTATCACCGGGGGTGGCCGACAGCAGCACAAACGAATGGATCATCGACGACGTGAACGCCTGCGGCAACCGCATATCCATGCTGTTGTCGCGCAGCAAATCCAGAATCCCGTACGGGTCATCCACCGTCGAGTTCGGCAGGTAGAAATCCTCAACCTTGCAGCGGCGGGACAGCACGTCAACAGCTTTCGCCGGCCACCCCAACACCAACCCGATGTTGTGCAGATGCTCGGGGATGGCAATTCCCAAGTCTGCCAGCAAATTCTGCTGGTCGTAGTATTCCGCGCGGCGTTGATGGCCGGCGATCTTTTCAGTCCACGTCTTATAGAGACGGTTGAACGTCGCCGACTCCTCATCCGACAAGCCGGAAATGGTCCCAATAGTGGTCAGCGCAGCAGTCACAGCACCACCACCCTTCGTTTCGCTTTCTCAACACCGATGCGCTGCGACACCGCATCCAAACGTGCTTTCCACGCCATCGTCGCCGCATAGGCGGCGTCAATCTTGTCCGGGCTCTCCGGGTAAGCCTTGTACAGCAGATAGCCGCTACGGGCAGCTCGCCGGCGAGCGTTGAGCACATGCCTGGTCAACGCCGACGACCCATCGTGGGTGCACTCCCCGGCAACGATGGCCTGATGCAACTTCTCCACCGCATCAACCGCCGTCGTCGTCTTACCCCGAGGCCACGCAGCGACCGGCTCCCGCTGCGAAGCCCGCACGCGAAGCCGCCGCCCGAAAGCGGCCTCCCACTTCGCGATCCACTCCGCCCAGCCCGACGGGTCGGCGTAAAACCCCACCACGGTCCACTGCTCAAAAGCCTGCCTCACCGAGGCGTCCACCTCGATCGGGTTCGGCGTCCAATCCTTCCCCTGGGGGCCGGATGGCTGCTCCCACACCCGAACCTCAAACAGATGCCCATCCGAAACTCGGCAACCGATCAGCGCAGTGGCGTCGGCCTTACCGCGGGACCGCCCCTTCGACCCGTCAAATCCCAAAACGATAACTTCCCGATCACCGATCACCGTGTCGGCGTAACACGCCCGCCACTCCGGCGCCGACACCCACGAATCCGACGCGTGAGTCACCTGATTCAGATAGAACCGGCGGGCGTCCTGCGGATCGGTCGCAGGGTCGTAAATCTCGGCGGCGATTCGCTCCAAATCCACCCAGCCGCCGGCGTCCCTCGCCGAATCCCCGTACACATACCGCAAGCCGCGCATCAACGAATCACGGTCTGCCAGATCAGTGTCAGCGGGAGCCTCCCGATGGTCATACAGCAGGCCGTCGTCGCGTACACGCCCCTCGAGGATGTCGGCGGCATACGACGCCGACCTCTCGGCGACACTGTCCTCCCCGGGAAGGAAAGCGTTCGGCGTCTCAATCGAACAACCACCCACCTTGCCCAAGTTGCGGCGAAGCACCGCCGCCAACCCGACTCCGCCATTGGACGGCACCCACGCCTCGGTTTGATCCAGCGCCGCGAACACCGGCCGGTTCCCCTCACGGGACCGGGCCGCCGACGTGATGAACTCAATGCGGCCCTTCGGCAACGCCACAAACGTCTCCATCGGATCAACCCGGTAAAAATCCATTACAGGACCCTCGCGCAGCATCTCCAACAGCGGCCCATAGGCGTTCGCGGTCTGATCCTCCGACACCGCGGCCAACTGAATCAACGGAGTCCGCAGAGACGACCACGGCCGACCCACCGGGCGGCCCTCCGAATCCCAACCGTCAGGCACAACATCAGCCAACCCCTCGAGGGCGGCCAGCGCACCCATCAGCGGCGACTTCCCATGCCCCTTCGGCCGTGACCACACCGCCCGCCGATACCGCCGCCGGCCCGTAACCGGATCAATCCGGTAGTAGCGCAAAACGAAGTTGGCCTGCTCCTCAGTCAGGATGAGCGGCTGATACTCCGCGCTATCCGGGGCCGCCAGATTCTCGGTAATCCAATCCAGGGCGTACCAACCCAGCGTGGGCCACTCTTTCGGAAACTGCGGTTTCCAGGGCATTAGTCCACGGCGCGGAGCTGCTTGTACCGGTTGGCCGGGCCGGCCTTCCGGTCCCGCTTATCCTCGGCCTCATCAGCCTGGGCGTAGGTGATCCGCAACCGAGCCCGATCCTCCGACGTAGCCCCCATCTTCGCCACCCGCAACCGCAACTCCGGCAGCAGCTTCATATCGCCATCACCCCACACCTTCGCATGCAGCAACGCAGTGTC